TTATAAAAGCTCTAGATCACTCTGTAATTTTTCGCGCATTCCCTCAGTGACATGCAAGTAAATTTGTTGGGTCAATTTACTGTCTTCATGACCGACTCTGTCTTGTATCACATACATTGGCGTTCCAATTTCAGCCAACTTAGAAATGTGTGTGTGCCTAAAAATATGAGAGCTTAAGCTTTTTTCTGGATTGATTCCCATATCGACTTTATGATTTTTAAGATACGTATTTATTGCAGTGATCAAAATAGGGGTTCCTCGGCTTGTTTGAAAAAGGAAATCCCCAGTGAGATTCAATTCTAGCAATCTATTGTATATTTCTATGGTCTTTGTAGACAAATCGATTTTTCGCATACCTGCTGCTGTTTTTGTTCTGTTTGATTTAACCATCTCCGATACCTTACGCTCTCTGGTTAACAATGTACCGTTAATGTCTACCATCATGTTCTCGACATCCACATCCGACTTTAAAAGGCCTGTAGCTTCACCTGGTCGCATTCCTGTTAAATACAACCACTGAAACAGCAATCCATATCGTTCATTATGATTCATGGTAAAATCAATAAGCGATTTGTATTCGGTATCCTCCAAATATTTATCTTTAATTTTCGCCGTTTTAAATTCCTTTTTAAAATTTAGTTCGACTTTGTCTAGGGGGTTGGCGTTAATATATCCTTTTCTAATAGCATATTTTAATACAAGATTGATTTTAGTCTTAATAATGCTTACATACTTATTCGAAAGATTTTTCTCGTATAAATATCTGTCTAAGATATCACCAAGCAGACGATCGTCAATTCTAGACACCAATGTATTTTCACCCACATCAGCAATCACGGCTTTCATCAAGTTTTTTGTCGGGAGGTAAGTTCCTTCTGCTACTTGCTTTTTATAGCGTTCATACCATTCTTTATACAAATCGATGAACGTAATTTCCGGCAAAGTGTTTTCCAACTCATTTAGTTTATCAGCAATCTTATTATTTAAGATGTACATAGCTTCCTTTTGTGTTTGTCTCGTCTTATTTAGACCAATCAGGGAAACACGTTTTAGTTTCCCTGTCAACGGGTCCTCGTATCGCTCGATGTATTTAAATCTGCCATCTGGCAACTCTTCAATCCACATTTGTATCAGCTCCTGTTTTTTGATACAATAAGCATGACTAAATAAGCTTATTGTTTGTTTATGTTTCTTCTCAATAGCGCATTTCTCAATCTTTAGTAGGGGCGAGAGGTGCGTCTTTAATTTATTCAAATTCTAATTCATTGATACTATCATCAAACATTTCTACAAATCCTATTTCATCTATAAAATCAGTCCAAATTTGATACCCGTTGAACTTAGGTACTCCTTTTTGAGCTTTGATTTTTTCATATGCACCAGTAACCGCGCGTTTCCATTCTTCAGTGCCTGATCGCAAAACTTTCTTTTCATCCCATCTTTTTTTAGGCTGTCGTTTTTTATTTTTTTCAGCCTGTGATTCACTCCATTTACTCAAAAATACCTCTTTAGAAGTTGAATTAGTTTCTAACCATTCTTGGAATTCTTTAAATTGCATTATTGCTCCTCCTTTTTCGAATGCACGTTCGATTCAATTGCAAAAAAATAATAATAGCTTTAAAAGCCATTAATTTTACTCAAATAAAAATCGCTCAGATTTTGATGGGACACCGTAATGTAGTTGTAACGTTTTAAATTCTCTTGGGTAGACGCCAAGGTCCTCCTTATACAGATTCAAAATTAAACTAGTAGCAAACCTATTTGCCTCGCTTTCTGATTTACTACGTGCCTTTTGATTAGATACATAATAGTTAGAAGTATCTCTATGTAATACTGCATGACCTAACTCGTGCGCGCAGATATAGAACCTTTCTTGCGATTCCTTCAAATCATCAGAAAGCAGGATTACTTTTTGATTCAATATTTTTTGGAACTGACCTTTTGGATTGTCAAGAAAGGGAACATATTTGATATCTATATTTAAAGCTTCGCAAATTAAGAATGGATTGTAAGATTTTGCTTCTTTTTTTAATTGGAAAATTAATTCTAAAGTGTCCATAGCTCACCTCACTTCTTTGTTTTATCTTTTTCTGCATACTCCCAAAACAACCCAGTAAGTATATCTTTAACTCTTTGTTTTTCTTCTGCAGTAAGGTTTTCACCATTGAAAGCCATATTAACATTAGAATCTAACATCTTGTCTAATTCAATCAAATCAGATTTTTCTGCCCACATAGGAGCTTGATTTCTACCTAATAAATAATCGGTAGTTACGTTAAAGTAATCTGCTACCTGTTTTAATTTGTCGACACCAGGTGTACGTTTATTCCATTGGTAAATGGTGTTTCTTCCAAATCCCAGTGCTTCTTCAAGTTGATAGACATTCATATCATGCTTTTTACATAGTTCTTTTATTCTTTCTAGCATAGCGTTACACCTTCATATTTCAGCTTAAGAGAACGTTATTTATAATAAAAGTTAGAAAAATAATTTGACTTTTATGATATAAGTTAGTAATATATGTTCATAAGCTAATTATTTAGCAAATATAAACTAAAGAGAACCATTCAAAAATAATATTTTCACGGTCGGCAAACTTAGAAATGTTTATTAAAAGGTTTTTATAGTTTTATTTAGCTATGGATACATTTTATGATATGAGTTAGAAAAAGTCAATGGCAGTTTGATAATTTTAGCTAAATAGTTAGCTTATAAAATATATAAATAGAAAGAAGTGAGATTAATGAGCGAAAACTTAGATTTAAAAATTCGGAATGAATTGCGAAAACGGAGAATGACATTTAAAGAGTTAGCTACGGAAATAGGGATATCTAGCCCGTATATGTCCGATATCGTAAACGGAAAGCGTGATGGTGAAAAAGCACAAGAGCATATTCGCACAATTAAAAAAATACTCAATATTAGATAGGGGGGATAACGATGGACGGAACACTTTCAAAGAAAGAATTCAAAGAAAAGTATAAATATTCGGAATCAACGTATCATCGACGGATCAACTTATTCAAGCAATCGAAATTTCGAAAAGGCTATATTGCACCAACGAAAAATGAAATATATGTAGATATCGATTTATATGAACAGTTTTTGAAAGAACAATCTGCAGAACGATTACATTATCAAATAATTTAGGGAGGAACACAGATGAACCAACTACAACAAACACTAACAAGTAACGAAGTAGCAGAAATGATTGGTACGACAAACGGTGAACTGATGAAATCTATTCGAATTTATATCAGTTATTTAGCCGAAGGGAAAATTCCCTCGGGCGATTTCTTTATTGAATCAACCTATAAAGATTCAAATAATCAAATGAGACCAAATTATCTATTAACCAAACAAGGTTGCGAAATGGTTTCTAATAAATTAACTGGACCTAAAGGTGTTCAATTTACAGCTAAATATGTGAGCCGCTTCAACCAAATGGAAAATCACATCAAACAGCAAGTACAAATTGACACTACGCCGCGCGGCTTAGCAAAACTAGCACTCGCAGCGAGCGAAGAAACAAACGAGCGTGTAGATGCACTAGCTGACGATGTACTCTATCTAAAAGAGGATGCCGTGCTTGCCGTCGGCGATTACAACACAGTTTCAGACAGAGTAAACAAACGTGTTTCAGAAGTCGCAAAAGCATATGGTATCACTACTCGAAAAGGTCGTAGCGCTTTGTTTAAAGATATTAATGGCGGTGTTAAGCAAATCACTGGTGTAGGGCGCAGAACGCAACTACGAAAGAAACATTACGAACAAGTGATGGAATATATCAATGACTGGGAACCTAGCACAGCGACAAGAACGATCATACGTCAAATGGAACTTGATAATGAGGATATTGCATAGGAGGTGGATACAGTGGATATACAAGAACGAATTGCAATTGCGACAGAAAGTATAGCAAAAAACCTTAGTACTTTGGCAGAAGATACTAAGGCAACTAGGAAATTACTAGAGCAAAATAGAAAGCTTTTTCTTGAATTAGAAAAAAAAATATCTGATTTAGCAGCAGATCCATTTGGATTTATGCAAAAGGAATAGCATTCTTGATTTTGGCTAAAAACTCAAGAATATTATTGGCTCTATCACCAAAAGTAATTTCAAGACTAGCTATTGCTTCAGTGGTCAAGGTAATAAACAAAATTGTGTTTGATGCTTGAGTACCAGAAATAAACTTATGTTTTTTTAGTTCAAGACACACAGATTTTACATCTTCTATTTGCCATTTAGGCATGATTGATGAATGAATGTCTTCCAAGTTTCCAAAAAACATTGCATCTTTACGAATAACTTTGTTTTTCCTTTTCTTTAAATAGACGTCATACATTGAAGTTAAAAGAAACTTAGCTTCGTTAGTTAAATTATCCAATATATTCACCACCTTATCAGTTATTTCAACAGACCACTTGCTGATAAGGAAATTATACCAAACGAAAGGATGAATAGCATGATTGATTCAATATTAGAAGCACACATAACTATGACTGCAGAATGGCACAAAGAAAATGATAAACCTGAACCAATTAGAAAAGCGTTGAAATATATCAAACAACAGAAAGAAAGGTTGGGAATCAAATGAAATATATTACATTCAGTAAAAACAAAGTAAAAAATTACTTTTTGGCCATGACCTATTTTGTATTAGGAGTGTGGGCTTCTGGCGGATTTACAAGTAACTTGTTAATGGTTTTCTTAGGGGCTTACTTAGCGGTATCAGCACTGTATTTACACTCTCTGATTGAGGGTAGAAAGAACTACGTAGAGGAGGAAGAGTATGAGTCTGATTCAAATAATTAAAGAAAGAATTGTTAATCGGCATAAGTATATTTGTAGAAACTGTAGATTCGGCTTCAAGCTTAATAAGAAGCAAGAGAAACTCACGATGAATTGGAATGGTCCGTATTGTCCAAAATGCGGAAAAAAAGCGACCACGCCGGCCAGCAGTAAGTCGCAAAAGTAATATTCTCTTACAACTATTATAGCACATTTTAACAAAAATAGAAAAACTCTTGTAACCGTTGAGGGAGTAGGGCTATAAGCGTTAAGTGCTACTTGCGATTATATTACGTATTCGCAAAGAGGAGGAGAAGAAACTTGTTGGATTTAGCAGCGTATAAATTGTATCTCGTTGAAAATGAAATTCGTCCAAACACGATAAAGAATTATATGAATACACTTGAACAAGTAAACAATTATTTACTTGGGAATAATCTTGATTTATCCAAAGAAAGCATGATTACTTTTAAAGACTTCATGCGAACAACAGAGTACAGCAAAGGTAAATTTTATAAGACAAAGACAATCAATCAAAAGATCATTGCAATTAATATTTATTTTAATTGGCTTGATAGAAAAGACTTAACTTTGAAGTTAATTAAAAATCAGACAAATGAACATCGTGAGTCTATTAGTCGCTCAGAGTACCGTAAGTTGCTTAAAGCGGCAAGTGAAGAAATGTATCTGTTTATGCTGACAATCGCTAACACAGGGCTTAGAATCACTGAATTATGTCAGCTAAGGGCTAGTGATTTAGATAGCAGCCTTCAAAATGTTGAAAACAAAGGAAAGATACGCGCAATCTCAATTCCAGTTTTTGTAAAAAAGAAATTGAAAAAGTATTGTTCAGAAAACAGAATCGAAGAAACGATTTTTTATAAGAATCAAGCAACATATAGAACTAATTTAAAGTCGATTGCTGGGCGTGCAAAGGTTCGGAAAGATAAGGTTTATCCCCATTCATTTCGACATTATTTTGCGAAAGAATTCATTTCTCAAGGCGGAGACTCAACGGAATTACAACAGATGTTAGGGCACGAAAACATTGCAACGACAACGATTTATACAAAACTAAGTACTAACGAGTTAGGTGAACGATTTAGAACAATAAAAAATGTATAGGAGATAATAAAGCATGACTGAGCATAAAAGTTATTATGCAATTATCCCGGCTGATGTTCGATATGATAAGCGACTTAAACCAAACGCTAAGCTACTTTATGGAGAAGTTACTGCATTATGCAATGAAAAAGGATTTTGTTGGGCTAGCAACGATTATTTTTCCAGTTTATATAGTGTCAACAAAGAGACAATAAGCAGATGGATTGGTCAACTAATTGATTATGGATATTTAAATCGGGAAATTATATATAAAGAGGGTACTAACCAAATAATCAATAGGTACCTACGAATTAATCAATACCCTATTGACAAAAAAGACAATACCCCTATTGACGAAAAAGTCAAAGATAATAATACACTTATTAATAATACAATTAATAATACAAAAGAATATAAAGAAGAGTTACCGCCTCCGAAAAAATCGAAGGCTAAGTCTACTCGTCATAAGTACGGAGAGTATCAAAATGTCTTGTTAAGTGATGAAGATATGGAAAAACTTCAAAAAGAATTTTCCTCTGATTGGCAAGAACGAATTGAACGTTTATCAGAATACTGTGCATCGACAGGCAAAACTTATAAAAACTATTTGGCAACTATTAGAAATTGGGCTAAGAGAGAGACATCGAAACCAATTAAACAGACAAACGGTTATCAAAAAAATGTTAGGCGAGAAAAATTGCCAGATTGGGCACAACCAGGATATAAACCACCAGAAAGAAAATCTTATGATATTTCAATAACTGAGGAGGAAAAAGCGTTTGACTGAAATAATTAAATTTTTCGGCGCTATGAAACAAGTACAAAGTGTTTTGCCTGTTGAAGAACAAGAGTGTTTATTCTTCCTCTTAGAAAAAATGAAGCAACATACCGGAGCTGGTGGAAGTGAATCTGATGAACAAGGAAAGAAGATATTTATACAGTATTTTCGTCTTCACAGGCAATTTGAAGCCCATAAATGTGAATTGTCATTTGTTACAAGCGAAGTGCTAAAAATCTCACCAGAAGAATTTTATGATGAAGCCAAAGATATTTATAGGAGATTGAAGGTATGAGAAAAAAGGAAGTTAAGGTCGGAGGAATATACATGGGCAAACCACGAGGTTTTATCAACAAGATAAGATGTCAAGTTTTGAATGTATACGAAAACTCTGTACATGTAAAAATAATCTGCTGCGTAGATCAGCGTGATGAAGATAGACAACTAATTTTAGATGAACAAACTGTCTGTCCACTGAAAACTTTAGAAGAGGTATAAATAAATTGAGGTGATTATATTGTCGGATATTATGAAAGTGTTCTGGAGCAATGTTGATTGGCATCGGAAAAATAAAAAGTGTAACTGGGCTGATTTGATTGGTAGCAGAGAGATAAACATGGAAAAAGGTATTTATCCAAATGTGAGTCTTAAAAAAATTCAAAGTATAGCTGAAGACTTAAACATTGACGATTATGCGATTTTGTTTGAAGAGCTAGAAGATTAAATGAATAGGAGAAATAAAATGAAGAAAAAATTAGTATTAATCAGTTTGACGATATCTATATTTGTACTATCAGGGTGTCAAGATTTATCAATGTGGTTTAAGGGGTTTGAAGAGAGTTTTAAAGGATTAGAAATGACTATTCAGACCTATGATGAAGAAAGTCAACTTATTGATTCAATCATAGGGAAATCAATTATGATAGAACGCGACTCTACCTTTGATTCTAAACTTGAAAGTAAAGACTCGTCAGTAATTCAAATTACCATTGGAGAAAAAGAAATGCATCATGTAGGATCATCGATGATTATTGCAGAAAAAGGGTTAGAAAATGTATTTGATGAATATGCAAAAACCGTAGATATTCAAAATATGCAGCGTGGTGTTCCAATCATAAATTCATTAGTAAATGATTTTAGAAACTCGTTCACAGGAAAACAAAAAGTAATTTTAATTCGAAGCCAGAATGGAACACCGTTAGCAACGTACGCAGGAGATAATGTATCACTATATAAAACTGATGTACCAAAAAGTACAGGTCTGTTAGTAGATGGGCAATACTTATTCATCTATAGATGTGACTATACGATTTATGATTTGGATTTAATTATGTAGGGTATTCGAAAAGATAGGAGGAAATACAATGACAGTAGAAATAGGATCATTAAACGAATATGAAATCGAAGACATGAGAGTGTTTAGAGTGGATGAATATCAATGGATTGCAGCACCAACTCTATTACACGCTCTTGTAGAATATGACAGTCAAGATAGTTTGGAAATAGAGTATTTACAGGACATTGAAGAATGTAATATCAGTAAAGACGGCTTATGGGACAGTGATTGTGTGACGGAGCAGGAAGAGCTAGACGTGAGAAATGGCAAGATAACTTTGCTTCCAGCTGATGAAGTTTCTTTCGGGCAATTCGGAATTTTCAACGGAGAGGTTTGTAAATGGACTTCATTTTCAGACGTCATTAAAAAGCAAGGCGTGGGCGTATATGTGATTGCTTGCACTGAGAATTAGGAGGAAATTAAATGAGAAAAAAATATTACGCAATAAAAAGCGGTGATAGATACAAACATTTTCCAGATGGAAATTGGAATACTGAACTTGATAAAACTTGCTTATTTAGCAAAAAATCAACAGCAGAAAATAAAATGCAATTGTTTGCTGATGAAATTGTAGAAGTTGAACTGGTTGAAAAGACTGAGGTAACTCGTCATGGAAAATGGGTATGTGCTCGAAATGTAGATACAGATTATTGGAGAGCGTGCGAATATTTTAATTCAAAAGACTCAGCTATACTTGCAGCCAATCAAGCAATTAAGAATTTTGAAAGAAATGGTGAAACAAATGACATAGAAGATATTCTCGGTTTTTATCCAGATGAAAACGAGAAGATTACCACCTTTGCTGTCGGTCAATGCATGATACCGACGTTATATATAGATACTGATGGACTACTAGAAGCCGCAAGCGGAAATGTGTATGACCAATGCGGAGAATATGCTGATGACTATTTAGATGATGTCAGTAAAGACCATTTAGACGAATTAGAAAAAGTGATTTTAGAATGGTTTGAGCGTCACAATTATATGCCAAGTTGTTACACGATTGAAGGAACCGAAGAAATTAAAGTGGAGGACTGACATGTTTAAGTTTCTAAGCAAAAAAGAAGAAAAAGCCGAAGAAGTAGCAGAAACAGAACTCACAGACTTAGTTAATGTCTCAAAAAGGAAATTTGAGCAAGGCACAAGCTGTAGAGATTGTAAATAAATCGAGAGGACTGATATGAGAGAAGACTATGATTGTCCAAAATGTTTTAAATGTGGTGACGAATGTTCTCTGATTAATGGAAAACTAGTATGTGATGAATGTGGAAAAGAATACTCAGAAAAAGAGTGGGAAGTAGCACAAGAAAAAGAATGTGAAAATTATATTCGGTTCATGGAAAAATCAGGAGGACTGACATGAGAGAGATTAAGTTTAGGGGCAAGCCTGTTGATCCATCAATAGGTGATCGCTGGCTAACCGGATTTGGTGTTGCTGTTGTGGAATTATCAGAGGAATACTCAAAAAAGGTCGGATATTCAAAAGAAGTCTATCTATATACAGAAGGTGGAATATTTCAAGTTTCAGAGGAAAGTGTAGGACAATACACAGGATTGATAGATAGGAACGACAAGGAAATATGCATAGGCGACTATTGGCAAGCCGTTGACAGATTGTCTGAGAAGACATTTAAAGGTCTAGTTTATTGGCTCAATGGGTGCATTATGTTTGATAACTGGAATGCTCACGAATTTTTGAATAGATTTCAATTTATTGAAATTACTGGGAATGTTATTGATCAGTTTAATATGTTAAAGGAGAGTGGAACGAGTGAGTGAAAAATTAAGTAAACTATTCCATGAATTTGTTTATGAAAATGATTGCAATGGAAATGAGGAAATTATCGCAGAAACGAATGAAATCGTGGCAGGCGAAGATATTGAGGCAGGAACAATGCTAGATGACCGATTGGGAGAAAAATATTTCTACAAATGCATGGACCTGGCGGAAAATGTCATAAAATCTTTTGAAGATGAACAACCACAGCTCAACGATAATCAGCAGGCATTACTACTTTGGATGAAAGAAACAGAGTGCGAGACGGACGATCCATTAGAACCGATTTCAGATTTATTTTTGGAAGGCACGCCAAGCAAGTATTTTCCTGATTTAGAGTTAAGTTGCGTAGAAGCTGCTTATCAAAGTTTAAATAAAATACAAAAAATCGGATTAGTTCAGGAATATCTCAGACAAGCGCAGGAACAGGAGGAAGAGCATGATTAATTCAAACTTATTGAAAAAACAAAAAAATGAAACGTTTATGCTTGAATCATACGTCATTCCTTTTCTTAATCAATTTGAAGTTTTAGACAGTTCTGTCACAGGAGGAGAATTAGAGTATGTTCTGATTTCTGAAACAGCAGAAAATGTTCAGAAGCTAAATGAATTTCTATGTACGGTTAATTGTTGGGCTATGATTTCTCCAAGATTTTTATGTCCCACTATGAGCGAATATCTAACATATTGTCGCATGGAAGATGCGGGAACTTTAGATTTGGCTTACCTAGTCTATAACTTTCTAAATATTAACACGGATTATTTATGGTTCGGTACTGCTGAAAGAAAATGGATACTCAGTGATGATGAACAGGAGGGTGAGACGGAATGATTTACCAATCTAGCAAAAAGCTTTCTAAATGTTCGAAACAAGAATTATTGCTTTTGCTGCAAGCAGAAGTGGAAAATAGAGATAAATTGATTCAATTAATCGATAAAGAATGGGATAAATGGAACAGGGTTATCGAAGATACTCAATTCCCGACCTTTCAAGGCAATGAACGCAAGTCACTGCTTGAAGGAATTGAAATGATTGGAAACTTAGTTAAAAATTTTTATGGTACAGGTGATTGAAATGTACACATACGAAGTGAACTACATCAATTACAAAGGCATTGCTAAAAAAGAGTACATTTATGCTGACTGTCAAAAGGACGCAGAAGCAAAGGCTATGGTGATTCAAGGGATTTACAGGCTGGTTAGTGTGGAGGAGGTATAAAGTGTTAGGTCAGTTTACTTTAACTCGTGTAGGATTTGACAAATCGTTAAAAGAAAATGATGTGTTTGATTATAAAGATAGTCAATGGATTATACGTTCTATCGCAAGTAGCGAAGTAAAAAGCCGAGTGGTAAAAGGCTTTGCAGGTAGACGCGGTCGTCAGTCAGATGTAATCGTGGCAAAAGTAGTAGCTCAAAAAGCTGGAACGTGTGCTATTCAAAATATGACACATAAATATTCAGAATTAACATTTACCATGAATACAGCAAGTGAAGACTTTGGGAGATTTTGGGACGATTTAGTAAGAGTTGGAGAAGTCACAACTTGTGATGACGGAAGAACGTATATTTTAACTGGAATAAAAGGGATTTATTACAGCTTTGTTGATATAAAAATGGAGTTTTTAGCAAGTAGCGTTACTGAATTGCCAAAAGCTGAATCCAAAAGATTGTCGAACAAGAATAAGTTGAATGAATTAGGTTGGGAAGTTCTAAAGAGCAATAAAAAGACTTAAAGAGTGAAAATAAAAGCCTACTTATCAACGTTTTATGTCGTTGCAACCAAATTACAAGAATTTACTAGTTTTTGCAACCAATAAAAAAGAGACAGCTGACCACTCGCTGTCTCACAGTGAATACTAGTACCTGTTTTCCGCCAGGTACGATAAGTATTTTATCAAAATTTAATGAGGAGGGATAGATATTGCCAGAATTAACCAAGACAAAACTAGCTGACTTAGAAGAAGATTTCAGAAATTATAAATCTTTTCCCAAAAAAATAATCGAAACATTAATAGCTGATGACTGGAAACCAGAAGATTTAAACAGTTGGATTAGAGGGTCAACTGGACATACAGAAAAAGCTTTAAACGACATGATAAAAAAAGAGGACAATAAAAGTTACACTTACTACTCTAAACTATATTCTGATATTTCAAGAGCGTATGACAACTTAACAGACGAGTTAAAACATATTGTCGATGAATATTTGTGGGGACCATCTAACTATCTAGGTTGGATTGAGATAGCTCAACAGATACATTGCTCAACAGGTAGCGTATATAGAAAGAGATATAAAATATTAGAAACTTTAGCGAAAGAGCGTGGAATATTAGCAGAATGAGAATAAAAGGCGTATTATTCCGCTTGTCAAGAGCATAAAATAGTATTGTCGAAAGGTTTAGTTAACGAGCAACGAGACACACAATCATGTTAGAGGACGTCGGCTCAGATTGACTAATCAGAGATAATCTAGCTATATAAGCTTAACGACAAACTAAAAATATCAATTAAATTTCTGTATCTGTAGCTAGATTTAAACAATCGGAGAACAAAGTTTTTGACCTGTTCACACAAAAAATAAAAATCATCGGTTGTTTCATGTGAGATAGCGGTAGTCAATTGCAAGTAGGTGGACACTATTGTAGTTAACTGCCGCTTAATATTTTATAAATTAGTAGGAGATACGAATGGATAACGATAGATTTATAGAAAATTGCAAAGATATTATTGAAGCAAGAGGAATTAAGAGAGAGTCAATTTTCGTTATATGGAGCTGTAAGACATTGCAAAACAATAAAGCAATCTTATCTTACGCTGAAAAAGGCGCTCCTTTATACGAGTTAACCCATAATGGTGATAAGAAAGAAATATATGTTGATACTTATCAAAAAGAATCAAATGAATGTGTAGAAGTTTAGTAATTATTAAGTCGCTGTGGCGGAATAGAATTAGCATATAAAAAACTCTACTCACTTTTCAGGAGTAGAGTTCTGTTCTTGAATAGCTAACTCAGTTAGCTTTGCACCAATACGAATAGACAAATTTCCAATATCAATTTTACCATTCTTTAAGTTTGATAATTTTGACTGAGTGATACCTGTTTCTTTAGAAATAAAATACTGAGTTCGGTTTTCTAGCAACCATTTAATATCTTTTGTATTGACAATCATTTACTCACCGCCTATTTAAATAAGAAGTACCACGTTAGAAACATTATGATAGGAATAGAAATGAACAACGGAACTGTGACATTGATTTTGACAGATTTCTTTTCAGCAGATTCTACTACCTGAATACATACGATTTTCTTCATAGTTTTTATTAGATATGATATAATAATCATAGAGGAACAGGGAGCTTAAAGCTCCACTGTCCATTTGATAGAGAACTTTAGGAAATGAAGGTTGATTTCGAAGGCAACTTCAATTTTCTTAGTTCTCTTTTTTCTATGCTTCATATCTCGCTCCTTTCGTTGTATTTGTAAGTAACTACCTTACATTTATATTATATCTAATATTAGATATATAGTCAATAGTTTTTACTGAAAAGTTCAATTAATTTGGGCTTTTTTTTATTTTATTTCAAAGGAAAGAAGGCAGTTTGAATGAATAAAGATGATGATAACTTAATAGAAAAAGAAGCAAGTATTATTAAACAAATGCAAGAGCTTAAAGAGATTCAAGATAATAAAAGTATGGAAGAAGTAGCTGAGTTATTTTGGAATATGATTACTATCTACGGTTTGAAAATGGATGAGTTAGCATCTCTTAACTTCTACATTATGAAACGTTCACTAGAAACACCAGCGAATAAAGTTTTTCTCAAGGAGAGAATGAACCTTGATGTTGAAAAGCTAGGTGTTGACGGCATACTACAAGTTCAGAGAGCGCTGACTGTGACATACATGGAGCGACTAGCGAATGATTCCAAACGTAAAGACTAGAACAGATAGAGCTAGGTTCTATGGTTCTACTGTATGGCGTAATCTACGTAAGAGTATCTTAGAGCGTGACAACTATGAATGTCAGTGGTGCAAAGCTGAGGGGAAGCTAACAACTCAGTATGATTCCGTGCTAGAGGTTGACCACATCAAGGAACTGGAACAATATCCAGAGTTAGCATATGAACCCAGCAACCTCAGAACGTTATGTAAAGATTGTCATAACAAGAGACACGATCGAATGAACTATAGAGGCAATGAACGCAAAAGAAAGTGGGATGATGAGTGGTGGTAGAACGTAGTGATATTAAATACGATTTAAACAATGAAGTACCAAGACTTTGGATTAAGCTTGAAGAAGCAGGCGTGGTATCAATGACGAAACATTATGTTACTAACGGCGATACGCCAGGAACTAATGTAATTATTTTTATATACATTACTAAAGATAGTTCAGCGCAGAGAGTGTTGTCTATCGATCTACTAACAGATGTAGTGCTTAACCAATGATTAATAATAATATTCAAAGAATGAACAAAAAATAAGCTGATTGTGGGGACTGATATCCCCCCCATCGAATTATTTTGGGTCAAAGTGGGATCTCAGGGAACCGGTGGAAGGGGTCAACTAGAAAGAAAAACACTCTTTTCACACGTGACCCCCCTCCCCTTAAAATAGTTTATGAAAGTAGGTGAGCGAATGAGTACGCTAGAAGAGCGAGACAAGCTTGTAAAAAAAGAAAAAAATAGATTAAAAAAACTGTTCAAAGATATTCCAAATAATAAATTAAAAGCAGTAGATGGATTAATTATTCAAGCCGCAAGACTTAAAATCCTATTAGATGAAATGTGGATAGATATCTCTGAAAACGGAGATGTTGAAATGTTCTGTCAATCCGATAAACAAGATCCATACGAGCGAGAGCGCCCGATGGCGAAGCTTTTTAACTCACGAGACATGAGCTATCAAAGAATTATGAAACAATTGACAGATTTAATTCCTCTTGAAAAGGAAGGGGTAATGAATATTGATGATAGCAGTGATTTATTATGATTGAAGCAAAATATTTTGAAGAGTATAAGCAGCTAGTATTAAGTGGCGCTCATGTTGCTTGTCATAAACAATTGCTCCTTATCAAATACCTAGAGCAAAAGATTCTTAGTCGTGATGATCTATACATTAATTATGATATGCTAGAAAAATATATTAGATTCTCGGAAAAAAACTTTTTTCCACTCGCTGTATATCAAAAATTTATTGCGACTTTCATTTTTATGTACTGGAAGAAGAACGACAGGGTAGTGTTCCGTGAGTTCTTAATAACGATTGCTCGAGGAGCAGGTAAAAATGGTTTTCTATCAACGCTAGGTGCTTTTTTTATATCACCATTACATGGGATCAAAGGGTACAACTCAACAATAACTGCTAATTCAGAAGAACAAGCGAAAATGTCATTCGAAGAAGTTTATAATGTAATTCAAAGTAAAAAATTAACAAAACAATTTGATGCAAAGAAAACCGTTATCACTGGTAAGGCAATGAATTCCGTTTTTAAATTTAGAACAAATAATCCAAAAACAATGGACAGCGCACGAGATGCCTGTCTTTTTTTTGATGAAGTTCATGGATTTATAAATAATGGCCCAGTTAAAGTTCAAAGGTCGGGTTTAGGAAAAGTAGAAAATGCTAGAACCTTTTATTTTGGCACAAATGGCTATGTTCGCGAAGGATTCTATGATAAACAACTTGAACGGTCTATGAAGATACTCACTGGTAAAACGGATAGAATAGGATATTTTCCATTTATATGTACATTAGATTCTATAGATGAAATGGATGATATGTCTATGTGGGCTAAGGCCAATCCAATGTTTAATGAAAAAACAAAATATGCAGAACAAATTTTTGAAGAAGTAAAAGAAGATTACCTAGATTTAGAAGAAGAACCAAGTGGTAGACAAGAATTTGTCATCAAGCGCATGAATTTCACCGAAGGAAATGATGAGAGAGATGTTACTTCACAAGAAAAGCTTATGGCTACAAATAAAGCAATTCCTGATTTGGTGGGTCGCTCTTGTATTGCCGGGTTTGACTATGCAAGCATTCGAGATTTTGTCAGTGTCGGTTTGTTATTCAAAGTAGAAGGAAAATTCATTTGGATTCAAAAGAGTTTTGCTAGGAAGAAATTTTTAGATGTTTTCAAATTAAAGGCTCCCATTGAAGAATGGGAAAAACTAGGATTAATAAAGATTGTGGATGAACCATCTATTGAGCCCCAACATATAATTGACTGGTTAAATGAGCAAAGAAATTACTACTCAATTGATTTAGTTGTAGCTGATGGTTTTCGAATGGATTTACTCAAGCCGTTGTTAGAAAAAGAAGGGTTTGAGTATGAATTTTTAAGAAATCCAAAAGGAGTACAAGCAAAGGTTGCACCAATTATAGAAGATGGCTTCGCAAACGAACGGTTTATTTTTGGTGATAGTCCAATTATGCGTTGGTACACTCATAACACTTTCGTAAAAGAGGGGAATGACGGAAATAGAGCATTCTTAAAAAAAGAACCTGTCAGAAGAAAAACTGATGGATTCCACGCTTTTCTTGCAGCTTTATATAAGCGTGAAGAAATTTCTGATGTGAACTATGACGAAGCATTTGATTTGTTGGACGAACTTGATTTTTAGAAAGGATGACTACTTATGTATAAACCCCACTACTTAAATATGACCAGAACAAGCACTTTAGTTTATGGAGGAAATAAACCGTACTTGGTAAAGACAATCATTGAAAATACTGGTCGAAAACGGGAAAAGCTTGATGAGATACCAAATAAATCAGGCAGACGTATGTTAAAAAATACAAGATAGTTTGTAAATAAATTTGAAGGGTGGTGAAAGCTTGAGTTTATTAGATATTTTTAGAGGGAACAATGAAACTGATTGGATGTTAGATATTGAATTTGCAGAGAGCGTTGCTAATAGAGCCTATTTAAAATCAATCGCAAAAGATACAGTACTAAACTTTGTTGCTAGGACAATGTCCACCTTAGAAGTTACATTTAAAAATAAGGAGAATGTGGATGACTGGGACTATATATTGAATGTTCGTCCAAACTCAGACATGTCCGCAGCTACATTTTGGGAAAAGTTTTTTTATCGACTACTTGATGACAATGAGGTCTTAGTGGTTGTCACAGATGATAATCAGCTTTTAATAGCTGATGATTATTATAGGCAAGAATACGCTGTATACGAAGATACCTTTTCAATGGTAACCGTCAAAAATTATACATTTAAGAAGACGTTTAAAATGTCAGAAGTTATCTATCTTGAATATAATAATGACAAACTTGAAGTATTTATGAAGGGCTTGTTTGATGATTACGCTGAACTATTTGGCCGAATATTAGAAGTCGCTATGCGAAATAATCAAATTAGAGGGACTGTTGGTGTTGATAGTTCTGGAACTGTCAATAATCAAAAAAGCGAAAGTGGAGAGACTCGAACGGAACGGCTACAAAAGTTTATCGATAAGATATTTACATCGTTTAGTACAAAGTCAGTCGCAATTGTTCCAAAACTAAAAGGTTTTGAATATGAAGAGTATACCAATAAGCAAGGAGTTTCTAATCAGTCCCTTGACGAATTAAATAAGATGATTTCATCTTTGATTGATGTAGTAGCAAATGCCATAGGAGTTCCTACGGCACTTATTTATGGTGAAAAATCCGAGTTGGATTCTAATCTGAAGGCAATGAAAAAAACTTGTACCTCTTCATTAGTCAAAAAGCTTCAAGATGAGCTAGTTGCAAAAATACTAACTCGTCAAGAATATAGGGATGGCGAACGTATCAAAGTGATCAAAGTTTTACCAGTGAGCATTGTCGAAAACGCAACACAAATTGATAAAATTGTTTCTGCTGGTGCGTTCTACATTGACGAGGTTCGAGAAGAAAATGAATATGAACCTTTGCCAAATAAAGAAGGTCAAAAGATTATAATGACGAAAAACTATGAAGAACAGCTGGAAGGAGGTGAAAAATAATTATGACGGTAAAAATTAAAATTAATGGACCTATCGTATCAAATGATGATAAGTGGTTCTATGACTGGTTAGAAATGGATGCGACTAGCCCTAATGATGTGTTAAATCAACTACCTGAAACAAATGAAAATGTTGAAATAACTATAAATTCAGGTGGCGGATTGGTTGATCAAGGCAATGAAATATATACTGCTTTGCGAGCTTATCAAGGAAATGTGACCGTTAATGTGATTTGGGCCGGTTCAGCCGCGTCAATTATCGCTATGGGAGCGAATAAAGTTGCAATCAGTCCTGTTGGTCAAATGATGATTCACAACGTTTCTGGTGGTGGAGTAGGCGATTATCATGACATGGATAAACTGAGTGAGATATTACTAAAGGCCAATCAGTCTCTTGCAAATGCTTATGTTGCTAAAACTGGCAAACCAAAAGATGAAGTATTAAAGCTAATGGACGAAGAAACTTGGTTAACAGCTGAAGAAGCTCTGGAGAAAGGGTTTGTAGATGAAATTATGTTTGAAAATAACCATAAACCCGTACTAGTTGCTGATGCTGGTAGTGGGATTATTCCACAAAAAATAATCAATGAAATGAAGCGATTAAAGAAACAGCCATCAACTATGCAAGTGAATTTCAGTGAATCACAAGTGAAACAGATTGCTCAAGAAGTAAAAAAACAATTAAATGATGAAACTATAAAAATTGAGGAACCCGTGAATGTCTCGCCATTCGCTAAGTTCCTTTTTTAATACAAAAAACTGAGGAGGTCATGAAATGACTATTAAACTATCAAAAGATTTTGAAAATGCAAAATCCGCATGGATTGAAGCAGTACAAAATAATGAATCAACTGAAAAAGTAGGGGAGCTATACGGCTACATGCTTGATCAAATGATTGCCGAAGCTAAAAAAGCGGGGGAAACTGCAGCTGAATCGTATGCAGCTGGAACTAGTTTGGATGCAAAATTAAATGCTGAACAACGTAAATTTTTCAATGAAATCAATAAGGAAGTTGGCTACAAAGAAGAAACGCTGTTACCTCAAGAAACAATTGACAATATCTTTGAAGATGTAGTTACAGAACATCCATTACTTTCAGCAATTGGATTGAAAAATGCTGGTCTACGTCTCAAATTCTTAAAATCAGAAACAAGTGGAGTTGCGGTTTGGGGTAAAGTATTTGATGAAATCAAAGGTCAACTAGATGCATCGTTCAGTGATGAAGAAGCCATTCAAAACAAATTAACAGCTTTCGTTGTTGTTCCCAAAGATTTAACAAATTTTGGTCCTGCATGGATAGAATCATTTGTTCGCTTGCAGATTCAAGAAGCTTTTGCCGTTGCAATGGAGTTAGCTTTCTTATCCGGAACAGGGAAAGACCAACCTGTTGGGTTAAATCGGCAAGTTCAAAAGGATGTGGCAATTACTGGAGGGGTCTATCCAGAGAAAGCAACAAGTGGTAAATTAACTTTTGCTGATTCTAAGGCTACAATCAAAGAACTTACAGAAATGTATAAATATCATTCTACGAAAGAAAATGGAAAATCATTTGCGGTAGGTGGAAAAGTGGCATTAGTTGTGAACCCGACTGATGCATGGGGAGTTAAAGCACAATATACATTTTTAAATGCAAATGGTGTATACGTTACTGCCTTGCCATACAACCTAAGCATTATTGAATCTGTTGCTCAAGTTGCAAAAAAAGCTGTGTCATTTGTTGGAGAACGTTACGATGCATATACTGCTGGTGGTGTATCGGTTAAAAAGTTTGATCAAACACTTGCTTTAGAAGATTTAGATCTTTGTACCGCCAAAACCTTTGTTTACGGAAAAGCAAAAGATGATAAAGTAGCTGCTGTTTGGGATTTGGCAATCCCAACTGACAATGCTGAAGGTGGTTCGGGGGAGTAACACCGCCTAACGCTCGCAAGGCGACGGTAGACTATCAAAGCCTTACTGTGCCAGAACTAAAAGCATTGTTAGACGAGCGTGCAATTAAATATGCAGGCAATGCTAAGAAGCAAGAGTTAATTGACTTATTGGAGGGATGATGGATGAATGAAACTGTATTCGTAAATGAATATAAAGCCCGTTTCCGAATTTTTCATTCTTCCGAGGACGAAGATATTGGGAAACAGTTAGAAAGTGGGTTTTCCGATATCAAGTCTATCATCGGAGAATTCAACCCTAATGTGTATGAGAAAGGCAAAGAGTTAGTTTACGAGCGTACTCGATACCTTCGAAATGAAGCGTTAGAGTATTTCTACACCAATTTTCAAACAATGATTATGGATGCGTCAATTGACTTGGCAGGTGATTCAATTGCCGATTAATACTAAGTACAGAAGGTCTCAAATAGTAGCTGGTGATTTAAATACACCAGTTACTTTTTTTGAGTTTGTACCAGATGAAGGTCCTTATCCAGGAGAGGACAAAAAACAAGAATTGTACAAATGTACGTGCCTTGTTTACAATCCCTCGTCTAAAGATAGAGATATTTTGAACGGAAAAGGCACGAAAGAGGCGGTTACGATTAAAATTCGCGATCCTTATACTGATTACCTACCATCGAATAAGCATAAGGTCATTCTTGATGACTTCCGTTATAAAGATAAGATTTGGGATATTGTTGATCATGCACCAGATGTGGAAGACAATGACTTTATCAAAATTATCTTAGGTGTAACATCATGAGTGTAACTATAAAAGGTGAAGCAGAGATAATTAAAAATATTGAAGCGAAGCTTGGTAAATCAAAAGCGACTCGTGTTATTAACAAAGCTCTAAGAACTGCTGGAGAAAAAAATAAAGGAATAGTGAAAGAAGCCGTGTCTAGTTATATTGATAGCGGAAGAACACACGATTTAGTTATTACTAGTGGTGTAAAGAGTAATCCAAAACGCGTTGAGACAGGTTGGGCTTCAAAAGAGCGAGCTCCTTTAGTTCATTTAAACGAATTCGGCTATACGCGATTCGGTAAGTATGTAAGACCACGCGGCATGGGTAAATTACAAGGTGCGGTTGATAAAATCGAAAGTACTGCAATGAAAGAAATGCGGTCGGAGTTAGGGGAGTTAGTGAAATGAAAGATATGATGATGGAAATCTATAATGCATTGAAAGCTAATCCTGTAATTTTGGAAAAAGTCGGTAGTGACAGAATTAAGTTTTATGAATTGGTTGAGACTTTCGACACGACAAAACCGTTTATTATTATTGATGCGTTAGTACCACAACAAGCCGCATATTTCGCAAGTAACAAAGTTCTATCAAAGAAATTTAGTTATCAAATCAATGTTGAGAGCGAAAATGCATTAGTCACAAAAGAAATTGCAAAAGCAGTTGAAACAACTATGAGAGAAAATGGTTTCGGGCAACTAACTGGTGGCTTAGATACCTATTTTAAAGATACAAATCGATATGTAGATGCGCGTCGTTATAGAAAAAACACAAATATTTATGACACTGACTACTAGTTAGTGTCTATTTTTTAGGAGGAATTTTTAAATGGAAACTTATGGATTTTCAAAAATGTCAGTACGTAAATTAGACGAAAAAAAACAACCGGATACGACAGCAGAAATTTACGAAATTAAAGGTGTGCCAAAAGAAGGGGCTACATCAAGCTTTGATTTAACAGGTCTATCAAAGGAACCAGTAAAGGTATTTGGCTCAAACATTGAGTACTTTATTGTACGTAAAGGTGTAGGTTCAGTCGCTGCAAACTTCGGAATCTTAGATCTACCATCTAAAGTTGAAGATAAATTGCTTGGATATCTTGCAATGGATGAGGGTATTGTTGGTATGGGGGAAAATACAGAGCCACCTTTTGCAGCTGCTGTTGTTGAAGCAGAGGACCTATATGGCACGCCAATTGCGTTTGCTTTAACATGCGGTTCATTCACAAAGGATGGTCACTCATTAGCGACAACAACCGATGAAGATTTCAAGCCGGAACCTGGCGAGTATGTGTTCTCTGCTATTTCTCGTTCTATTACAATGGGAGAGAAAACAGAAAATCTACATGTATTGCGTGCAGTTGGAAAAGAAGCTGTTGATAAATTAAAAACAGTTGTTTTAGGCACGGCGGGGGAGGCATAATCCCCGCAACTGGTATTACAGTGTCACCTAAAACATCAACAGCAGTTGCGGGGACTGCAGGAACTAGACAACTAAATGCAATTGTTACACCTGAAAATGCTACGAACAAAAATGTATCATTTGAAATAAATCCAGTGACAGAAGGACTGTCAGTAACCAATAATGGATTAATTTCTTGGACAGAAGATGTCGCGCCTGGAACATACATTACGACTGTTAAAAGTAGTGACGGAGCGTTCACAGATTCAAACACTTTAACTTTAACAGAATAAAAATGGAGAAAGGTTAGTCTGAGTGACTAGCCTTTTTATTTTGAATTATTGGAGGAAAAAGCATGAGTGAAGCAAGACTAGATTTAACGATTAAAGGAAAAAAGAAAACGTTTGTACAAGACCATATTCCATACCGTAAGGCGTTGGATTATACCAAAGGCGAGGCTGAACTATGGCAGAAAGATGATAAAGGTAACGAGGTACCGCCAAAACAACATGAATTAGACGAGTACCGCGTGCGTTTTGTCGCCAACCTTTTTGACGATGAAGATGTGACTGAAGACACTGTGCTTGATGGTTTAGATGCTGAAGAAGCTTCTAAGGTGATTTCTGATCTCATTATGTATCGCGTTTTAGGATACAAAAAAGAGGAATCTGATCAAGAAGCAACAAAAAAGTAATAACAGCTGCTGAACATCATAAGTTGCAATTGGACTTAGTAAAGACAATTCTTGAACATTATCCCAATTGGTCTATCAACGATGTACTTGATACAGATATTACTTATCTATATGAAATTATGTTTATTAAAACACCGAAGAAAAAGAAAAAAGTGGTAAGACCACTTAGCGATTTGGTAAAAGGAGGTGGGTAATTTGGCAGGAGCAACACCATTAGGGAATATGGTCATAAAATTAGGATTGGATGATGCGGACTTTGGCAGAGGCGTATCTAATTCTAAAAAACAAGTAGGCTATCTAGCGAAAGAAATGTCAGCTAACATGAAAATAGCTGACATGGCAGGCGATAAAATAGGTAAACTTGGCACTAAATATGAAAGCTTAACAAAAATTATAGGTGCGCAAGAAAAACAAGTCGCTGCCTTGAAAAAAGCTTATGATGAGTCTTTTGTCGATGGGAAAGCAACAGACTCCACGAAAAGACTAGCCTCACAACTACAAGATGCAAACGGTAAACTAGCTAGTTATCAAACTCAATTAAAGAACACAGCTGGCGACTTAGCCGAATTACAAGTGAAAACTACTGGCGTGACAGGTAGTATCAATAAGTATAGCGATAAACTTATTTCTAGTGGTAAGAAAATTGAATCATTTGGAAATGGTTTAATTAAAGGTGTAACTGTTCCTTTTGCAGCAGCGGCCACAGCTGTTACCACCGCTGCTATATCTTGGGAAAGCGACTTCGCAGGGGTAAACTCTTTGCCCTCCCTTATAGTAATATAGGGGTAATTAAATCGAGCAAAAACGGTGAAGACTAATGTTTTATGGTATAATAAACGAGGATAGATAAGGAAGTCATGAGCTTTATCGAACAGGAGGTATCCGAACCTCCTTTCCAATGAAATTTGATTCGGAAACACTATCGGAGGTGTTAATATGAGCAAGTTAAAATTGACTTGTAAAAATTGTGGGAAAGACGTCTACAAAATGCCTAGTGAGGTAAGAAGTAGAAACATTTTCTGCGATAGAAAGTGTTGGAGCAAGTATCAAGAACAGTTTAGGCGAACAGAGAAATGCGATTACTGCGGGGAAAAATTTACTAAACGACAAAGTAATTTCAATGGTAAACACAAATTTTGTTGTAGAGAATGCAAAGATGAATGGCAAAAAGAAGGACTTAAAGGGAAAGAAAATCCATTCTTTAACAGGGAACATAGTACGGAAAGTATTAGTAAAATGAAAGCTACTTTAAAATATGTCAGATTTTCTGGGGAAGAAAATCCTAGATATTGCAGAGTTCCTGTAAAGTGTGAAGAATGTGGGCAAGTCACATTAAAGATACCGTACTTAATTATCAGAAGTGAACATCAGTATTGCTCAGAAAAATGTAGACATGTAGGACAATCTAAAATAGTTTGCGGAGAAAACAATCCTAATTATAATCCTAACTTGACTTCAGAAGATAGAAAAAAACGAATGAAAGTGTTAGGATATGTCCATTTTAAAAATACAGTCTTGAAAAGAGACGATTTTAAATGCGTTATCTGTGATTCTAAAGAGAACGTAGTCGTTCATCATCTAAACTCTTACCACTGGGATAAAGAAAATAGATTAAATCCTGATAACGCAGTTGTTCTTTGTCAGAGTTGCCACCTAGCATTCCATAAAATTTATGGTCAGAAATACAACACTATAAAACAATTTAAAGAATTTTATGAAACTCCTGCATCGTAGGGGTTTTTATTATACCCAAAATTATGTTAATACCGTGCTAACTTACTAGATTACGTAAGGCTAGTAAGTAGTGTAGAGCGTAGGAGCTGAATAAATATAATGCTCCCAAGAGTGTTCGAGGACTATTTTTTGATAGCCCAATATGTACGCCGAACTTATGGGAAACCATAAGAAGTGAGGGATAAAAAGCCCACACGATAACAAAACTGAAAGAAAACAAATGATGAAATTATTGATTCAACAGGAAAAGTTGTATACTCGTACAAAGATTTAGAAGATGGACTCAGAGGATTAGCAACAGAATTACCGAGCACGCACAAGGAGATTGCCGCCGTAGCAGAAGCTGGTGGGCAGTTAGGAATTGCAACAGATGATGTAGTGAGCTTTACCAAAGTTATGTTAGACATGGGCGAGTCAACCAATTTAGCTGCGGAAACTGCGGCTACAGAGTTGGCTCGGTTTGCTAATATCACTGGCATGTCTCATGACAAGTTTAGCAATTTAGGATCTGCAATCGTTGACCTTGGGAACAACTTTGCGACAACAGAATCTGAAATTTCTGCTATGTCACTTCGCTTAGCCGGTGCCGGGTCACAAATTGGCATGTCAGAGGGTGAAATATTAGGATTCGCAGCGGCATTGAGTTCTGTTGGAGTTGAGGCGGAAGCGGGTAAACAAAACTGCCCGACTACTTGGAAACAAGTAGCATAGAAATCGGCAAAATCGGTAGAACTCTTTAATAGACAATACCGAGGTAAGCGAGAACATCACTCGCCACCGTAGAGCATAGGGATTGAGCGTTAAGAGAGCAATAATATCCCCACGAGTGTCGATTACCCTAACAATTTAATTTGAGGGTAAAAATATATGCCGAACTTACTGGTAACAGTAAGAAGTAGAGGATAAAAAGCCTTTACGATAACAAAATTGGGTTCTGCCTTTTCTAAAGTAATGATTCAAATGCAGTTAGCAGTGGAAAAAGGAACAGGAGCTTTTACAGAGCTTGAAGAGACCGCAAACGCGGCAGGATACACAATAGGTGATGTAGGCAACGCTGTTGGAAAAGGTGGTAAAACACTTAAGTCGATGGCTGAAGCGTTAGGAACAAATAGCTCATCACTTAAAAAATGGTACAAAGAAGCTGATAAATCAAAATCATCTCTAGAAAACTTTTCGAATGTTGCTGGCGTAACCAGTGAAGAATTTTCTAAGATGTTCAAATCAAATCCTTCCGAAGCTATTATGAAGTTTGTTGAGGGTCTGTCTCACGCAGAAGAAAAAGGTACATCGGCAATAAAAGTTTTAGATGACATGGACATTAAAGAGGTTCGCTTACGAGATAGTTTGTTGCGCGCGGCTGGTGCAAGTGGCACATTCGGCGATGCTATCACTATGGGAAATAAAGCATTTAAAGAAAATACTGCATTAACAGCCGAAGCGAATAAGCGTTATGAAACAACTGAGTCAAAATTAAAAATGCTGAAAAACGAAGCAAAGAATGCAGCTATTGATTTAGGTGGTCCGTTTGTTGATGCTTTACGCGATGGTATGGAATCGGCAAAACCACTTATAAAATCATTAGGAGATTTAGCCAAAAAGTTTAGTGATGCTGATCCAAAAACGCAACAGATGATTATTAAACTAGGTGCGTTTGCAATGGCAGCTGGACCAGTTCTTTCTATAACCGGAAAATTAACATCTGGAATCGGTGGATTAGGTAAGTCATTTGTAGAGATGTCAGCTCAAATGGCCCAAAAGAAAGCAATCGCAGAAGTCAGTAAACAACTAGTAGAAGGCTCTGTTAGTGTGGACACTCTTTCAACAGCTTTAGGTGGCGGAGTAAAAAAACTCGGTCTATTCGGTGGTGCTGCAAGTAGTGCGGCAGGCTCAGGTGGGCTAGGAGCAATGGCCGCAACATTAGGCCCTCTAGGCCCGGCAATTTTAGGTATTGTTGGTGTTGGTGGCGCTCTTGCAGTTGGTTATGGTGCTTGGAAATTATTTGGAGAAGAAGCTTGGAATTCTAGCCAACGTGTAGAGCGTTGGGGTTCAGATGTTGGAGAAGTGACCGAGAAAACATTGACTAAAATCCAAGATGATACACAAGCCGCAACGGGTCAATTCGGACTCATGGAAGAAGGGCTATCTGGAAACACAGCTGGAATGGTTGAGAGCTTTGAAAAAGTTGGAGCAACAATTGAACAAAGCTTAATTAAGAAAATCGAAGGTTTGGATAAGCTTATTAGGGAACTGCCAGAAGGCATTGATAGTGCATTGGGAGAAATGCTTGAAAACGAGAAAGTCCAAGCAGAAGGTGCGCTAGAAGTAATACAAGCTAATTCAGAACGCATTACAGATATAAAAAGACAAGCGTCTAATGAGGGGCGAGAAATAAATGCTTCTGAAGCTAAAATTATTAAGAGCTTAAATCAAGACACATTGCAAAATTATGTTGACACGTTAGATTTAACAGTAGAAGAAAAGAAAAAAGTTTTGAGTGCCATGACAGGTGATGTCGCAAATGCCTCGGAAAAAGAAGCAAGTCTTTGGTTGCAGTCTCTAGGAAAACAGAGAGCCGCTGCAGAAGAAAATATGATGAAGAGTCGCAAAGAGAAAGAAAAATATCTTGAAGATTTAGGCTATAATCTCGATGGAGAATTTGCTCAGAAATTTTTAAAAGCGTGGGATGAAATTAACAAAACAACTGTTGACGGTTTTGACCAGCAAATGGCAACGATAACTGAGAAATATCCAGAGTTACTAAATAAGGTATATTTAGGTAATGGCCAATTAATTAGTGGATCAGACGAGATGGCTCAATTTATGATTCAAGACAATAAGGATATTGTACAAAGTGCTCAATCAATGGCAGATGAGCTTGCAGAAAATGCTCAAAATGTTGCAGAAGCACAAGCATGGACAGTCGATGAATTTGGAAATATGAAAACAGCTGCTGAAATTTGGAATAAACTGGAATTAAAAGATAAAGAAGGTAATATTAAATCAAATGCTGCAGAAATAGTTACAGAGGGTACGAAGGATATCACCAAATGGAATCAGATGAGAATGGTTTTACATGATGCAAATCTAGATTCAAACGCAAAACTCGTTATCGGAGAAGCAGCTATAGCTAATGGTCGATGGGATGGCATGGCTTGGGAAGATAAGCAAGCTGTTTTACAAGATGAATTTTCTCAAAACACCTTTAAAGCTTTAAGGGCTGGTGGAAAATGGGATGAAATGACTTTTGAAGAGAAAAAAGCGATTCTCTATTCTAATACTCCAGAAAAAATGGCTGAAACCATGCTAAATTTAGGCTTATGGGAAGAATATGAGCCTACAATTAAAGAATTAGAAGCGGATAATTATGAATTCTTGAATTCGCTATATGAATCAGAAGAAAAAATGAAAGCGTGGAATGAGTTACCTAGCGATACGCGTTATTTGTTGGTAGATAATCAAGATGTTTTAGATAAAATATTTACGTCTGAGAAAAACTTTGCTCGATGGAATAGCTTACCGGAAATTGAAAAACGGATGCTAGCAGATAACACAGACGTACTAGAAAAAGTTACTAATTCAGATTTAGAGTTAGAGAGATGGAATTCACAAGATGCAGAGAGTAAGAAATTAGTCATTAATAATGAAGAACTATATGAAAAAGTATTTGAATCTACAGAATCATTAGCTCGATGGAATTTTTTATCTGTTGAAGACAAACAACTTGCGGCTAATAACCAGGATTTATTAAGTAAATTATTATCATCGGGAAAAGAACTTGACTGGTGGAATGGTAAGACTCTGTTAGAAAAAACAATTGCAGCAAATAATGAAGACTTAAACAACAAAATCTATGAGTCAGCGGAATCCTTAGCAGCATGGAAGAATTTACCTGTTGAAATTAAAAAAATGCTTGCTGATAATGTGGACATCATGTCTAAAGTCAAAGATGGAACGATGTCTGTTGAAGAATACAATGCAATTGAAGCAGATTTAAAAGTTCTAAATGGCGATGCTACGAATGTGAAAACTGAATCTCATTCTGGTATCGAAGCAATAGATGAGTTTACAGGTAAAAATATTGATACAAAATTATTTAACGGTGATTCAACAGATGTAAAAAATGAATCAAATAGTGGAATAAAAGCTATCGATAATTTTACTGGTAAAAATGTTCCTGTTAAGAAATTAAATGGTGATTCATCAAGTGTTAAAAAAGCTGCTTCATCTGGCGAATCTTCGCTTTCCAGTTATAATCGAAACAATCCGGCTGGAAAAAGATTAGAAGGTACGTCATTTGGAGTTAGTTCTGCGGCTAAACTCGGTGGATTAGCACTAGACATTTACAGCAGAAATAATCCAGGTAACAAAACACTAAATGCTGTTGATAATGCTAGCGGTCCAGCATGGAATGCTTCAGAAGCTGTTGGGAATTTTGATTCTAAACCGTCAGTTATAACTAAAACGTTAAGTGTAGTTGCGGATATTGGATCAGGAATAGGGAAACTTTTAGGACTAGAAAAAGGAACAAGCTTTCACATAGGTGGGCCAGCCATTGTTAATGATCAAAAAGGACCAACTTATAAAGAACTTGTAATTCCAAAAGGTGGAGTGCCTTTTGTACCTGAAGGTCGAGATGTCTTTTTACCAGATTTACCGAAGGGTTCTAAAGTAATTAAAGCATCATTAACTAAAAGATTAATACCTCGATATGCTGACGGTGTTGGTATACCTCAAAATGCTCAAATCATTAAGCAGATGCAGACATTTAGCAACAGTTCAACTAGCAGTCAAAACCTAAATATTAACGTTGATCAAACAGAATTAATAAGTGTTATACAGTCACAACATACAGATATGATGTCTGTATTAAAAATGATTTTGCAGAAGAACCCTAATATTGAGCTGGATGGGACCATTCTTAATAAGATGCAAGATTCGCTTTTCGGAAGTAAATTATCACGATTGATGTACGGAAAGGGGTAGACTATGTTTTATGATTTAAAATTTATTCAGAACGAAGTTGAAGTTCATCCGCAAGAACAATTGAAACTAGTATGTGCAAATATTAGTCGTAGCTATCCTCAGTACGAAGTAGAATATACAGAGTTTAGTGGATCAAATGGTAACAGAGAAACTAATTCATCTTTTCGTCCATTTACTCTAACGCTCGATTTAGATGTATTTTTCGACAATGAAAAAAACGCTGAACTACTTGAAACAGAATTGTACAGTTTAATTTTTATCGGAAAACCATATTATTTACTGCATAGTAAATCACCAGGGAAACGATTTAAAGTTAATCCTGTATCTCTTGAACGAGAAGATGAATACAGTAGTTACACACGATACAAAGCTGAATTTTTAGTTTTCGCCGGCCATTCAGAATCTGTCACAACAACGCTGAGTAACTATGATTTAGAGGATGATTGGCAGTTTTCACAAGGTCTTGTGGCAGATGATTACGAATATACTTTTAATAAAAATAAGTTTGTTGTATACAATGCTGGGGATTTTACTGTTGACCCAAGAGAACAAGAATTAACGATTAAAATTGAGGGTATGAGTGATGGTAAGTGTACTCTTTTCAATAAGACCACAGGTGAGCGATTTATTTATACTGGTTCGTTATATAGTGATAAAGGGGAAGCTTTAACGCTTGAGGGAGTATATCCTAAAAAAAATGGTATCCATTGTGGGATTGAAACTAATCATGGCTTAATATCACTTGTTCCCGGTGAAAATGAAATCGAAATTCAAAACATATCGAGAATTCATGTTAGTTTTGATTTCAGATTTTTGTACATGTAGGTGATTGTATGAATGATTTAATTATCCGAAATTATGAAGAAACCAAAGAAGAAATCCTTGTCGATGTAGATAAGGATTCTTTTGTTGTCGATTGGCAAAAAAATGAAACGTGGGAAGTCAGTTTTAAAGTAACGAAGACCGACAGAAATAGAAAGGCTTTTGATATTGCTGACTATGAATCAATCATAATTTGGCAAGGTCAACATTATGTGATTAAACAGTTAAAGAGCTATGCCGTTGGCGAGCAACTATTTAAAGAGGTTGTGGCCACACATATTTATTACACTGTGCAAGACGGATTTCAATATACAGAAAAAACAGGAACCTTGAGCATCACACAGTGCTTACAACATATTTTTTCGAGTGGTGCGAGAGGTTTTTCCTACGAAGTGATTGATCCTAAAAATAAGTTTCTAAAAGTCGAACAGGAAAATTTTGGAAAAAATAATTACTTAAAATTGATTGAAGAAGTATTAGATGATTATGACGCAGTAATTGTTCAAAATAATAAACATCTTAAATTTTATCCGACAGCTGATTATGGTGAAAAAACCAATGAACAAATACGATATAAGTACAATACGGACAATGTGCAATTTGATATTGATACCTTTGACTTAAAGACTCAGATAAAAGGATTCGGAAAACAAAAGGAAGAGTCTGAAGGTGGAGCTTATTATTTTACACCTATCACATATACCTCTCCTCAAGCGGAAAAGTGGGGTATAAGGATACAAGATCCTGTAGAAGATGAACGGTATACACAAGCTGGTAATATGCTTGCTCGCTTAAAAAAGGATATACATGATTATCCGTCAATATCCGGAAGTACAACTCTAAAATGGACTGTCGATTTAAGTAAAGGCGACTATGTGGCATTCATTTATGAGCCACTAAGTATTAATACGTGGATACAAGTGGTTGGTATTACTGAGTATCCAATGATTCCTAACAAGCCGCCAGAAATAATCCTGAGTAACACGAAAAAAACAATGACAAGTATCATCAAACAATTATTAAAGAAAGGGTGATGACATGTTACCAAAATGGACATCAAATAGGATTGATTTAGAGTTTAAAAAATTAATCGATAAGATTGTTGATAGAGTAAATGGACTTCTAGTTGAGGCTGAAAAGCGTGATAATGCAACGAATAAGCGTATTGATAACTTAGTATTGCAAAGTGGTGGAACATCACCAAACGAGGTCATAGACGCTCGTGTAAACAGTCTTGGGCAAACATTTGATACTCTCCATGCGCGGTTGTTGGCTGGAGATAATCTAACGGCTAATGAAATAGTCGAGTTGACTAAAAACTACGAAAATCAAAAAGAAGAGCTGCAACAGTTACAGCACACAATGCAAGGTTTATTTGGTGGGACTTCACAAGTTATTGATATTTTCATAAGCTCGAAAATAGGAAATGATGCAATAGCTGACGGAACCGAGACAAAACCGTTTAAAACAATTCAATCGGCGATTAATAGTCTGCCTATGATATCATCAAATACCTATTATTTATGGGTAGAGCCTGGAAGTTATTTGGAAGATGTCAATATTGATTCAATCCAAGCAAGTAGAATATACATTTATGCTACAAATTATACGACTACAACCGGAAAATCTGATGAAACAGGTTGCTTTGTTCGCAGTTTTACATTTATGAATGTAATAAGTTACATTCAAGTGAATGGTTTTACATTCGTGGATACGAAAAATACGGAAGACCATTCAATTTTTTGTGATATTTCTCGTTATGTATCTGTTCAAAATTGCCGTTTCCTAGAGAATACTAAAGGGAATTCAAAGTTCAGCTCAATTTATACATCAGGAGGAACGATAGTTTCTATCGGGTCTGGCACAGTGTTATCAAATCAGTATACAAGTGTATATATCCAGTATGGCTCGCAGGCGCTGTTAGGTAGTACAAAAGGATCAGCAAACACAATTGGCTATGTTGCAGATGGTGGAACAGTACGCATTGGATCATCTGCTTCAATGACTGCAACAACGCTGAAGCAAGAAAAAAACGGTGGGCAGGTGTTAGGTTGATGAATGAAACCTTTAAAACGAATCAACAAACAATAGAAATCGAAGCAACTGCAACTGAAACAATTAACACAAAAGTTGTTTTTTGGTCGCATGACAAAGGAACTGCTCGATTAAAATTTCAATTAAAAAAAGAAGGTGCAATTTTCCCATTGACTGAGGGAACGATTGTGCCTGTTTGTTTGCTCTTTAAGTCCCTCACTGCAGCTGACGGAGTAGGTAGACATATTTACAACGCAACGATTGATGATGCTGTAAGTGGCTTAATATCATTTGTTTTACCAGACAATATTTTAGGTTATCAAGGGATTGTAGATGGCAGTATCTACATTGACATGCCAAATAAACAGTCTTTGGACACAGCAGGAAGATTTACGTTTAACATTAGACGTAGTCCAATCGATGATATGATACCAGAGCTAGAAGATTATTACTACGCTGGATTTAATGCAGTGGACCAACGGATTAAAGAAACGCTAGCAAAAATTGAAAAAATCGAAACGGATTTTATCAAAGAAATGAATGCTATGCAGTCAAAGCTCAACAAATTCGAGTCGGATAGCAAAGTGCAGATGGACAATATTCAACAACAGATTACAGATAAAAATTTGTATACAAAAAAAGAAACAGATGATTTGTTAAGTGATGTAATTACTGATGGTCAAACGATTACTACACTTTATAATTTTAGAAATAAAGTTACAGCTAATGGCACGGCTAATGTGCATAAAATGGACCGATACGGGACCAGCAAAACCTTATTGACACCTGCTCAATCGGGTTGGGTAGAAGCAACACAAGGCATGTATGACAACAGTCTTGTTGTTGATGGATTATATTCCACTCAAGGTTCTGTTGCTACAGAGGGAACGCTAGCTCAAATACTACTTAGATGGAATGTTAGAGCACAAATGGAAAGAAATTATCCTACGCTATTTGTAAATCTGGGTTTGACTACCGTAGCTCAGAAATCAAAATGGATTAGGGAGAATACAATTCGTATAATTCCACAAGTATGGGGGCGGGGCAGTGGATTGCCAGCAGGAGAGAACCAATTAAATGTTACGTTTTGGAACGGTTCTTCTTGGGATGCAGTACCACTTGTTAACGATACAAGCAACGTAACCTTGTTATCTAAGAATTTACCATTAAGTTATCTCATGGACGATGGTTATGTTTATGTGTTGGCTTATGGGAAAACTAGCAATGGGACAAATCAACCGAGCGTCGCTTTAGATGCTGTGCAATGCGATCATAGATTTAAATTAGATTTGAGCAAGTTTTACGTACCGCAAACACAAACGGCAACAGCAACACAGGCTGGTATTGCAAAAGTGACTAGTAGTTTTTTATTCGATGATTTAACAGCATTAAGTACTTATGGCGGTAAAATACTTAATGATAAAATAGAAGGCGCTTTTAGATTTGTAACAGAAAAACCCGCTTCTGATTTGCCTAGTACGTACAAAAACGGTATTACAATTGGTAATGCAAGTAATGTTTTGGGATATCCAATTCCTAACTACGGAAATGTTTTGACAATTAAACAAAGTACCTATCGTGTAGCTCAATACGTTTTTCCAAAAACAATGGGGAGCTCCATTGGTGCAGGATCGGTTTATATACGTACATTAGGTTCAGAGCAAACAGAGTGGGGAGAATGGTTAGATTTCTTAACAAGCTATGATAAAGCTAGTTTAGTTAATGTTACCGACAATCAAACAATCGGCGGAATTAAAAACTTTACGGCGATGCCTAAATTAAATGGAATAGATTTAATAGAAGATACAGGATGGGTAAACAGTTCGTGGTCAACTGGTATTAGTGACCATGGTGGTAATGTAGATAATAGGTTAAGATTCAGAAAAAAGAATGGGAATGTTGAGTTTCGAGGGATTGGAACAAATTCGATTGTTTTGTCAAAAGCAGATGGACAGGAATTAGGGAATATACCAGCAGAATTTATCGGAAGCAATACGGGAACTATTCCTATGGGAGCAATGCAAGGCTCAGGAACTGCTATTTGGTATTTGGCAGCAGATTTTACCAATAGAAAAATTAAATTATCACGATATAGACAAAATACTGATACTACATGGACTGATGTGCCAACCGGTCAATGGTTAACCATTCATGGGACTTATTTGTTTTAAAATTAAGAGGAGGAAGAAAAATGAAAGAAGTATATGAAATAATTTCAGCAACGCAATACGAAGGACCATTTAAAGTTTCGGATGATTATCCAGTGAAATTTCCTTTTACGGACAAATCAATTCCAGAAGGGTTCTTACAACCGTCTTTTGACTTTGGGAAAAATGAGTGGGTGGATTTAACACCGCCAATGCTAAAAGATGAGCTTTTAACTCAGAAGAAAGCACTAGAAGAACAGGAGACTCAAACAACAGATTTACAGTTAGCTGTTGCTGAACTATATGAACAACAGTTAGGAGGAACAAAATGATTAAAATCTATGTATCTCTAATTGAAAAAGGGGAGAAAACAATTGAGGATGTCCCAGCGAAAATTAAAAAGGAAGTACAAGCAATCTTGGATGCAGCAACAGCTGACTAAGGTTGCTATTTTATTACTCAGAAAGGATGTGAAAACAATGGCAGTGATTTATGCGACTTTGATTATCAAAGGTAAAAAAGTGATCGGCGATGTACCATCAACAGTCAAAGACCAAGTGGTAGAAATTTTAGTTGAAATGGATTTACCAGAATTAGCAAAATAGATGATTAGATGAAACGATATATTTTTTGGAGGATTGCACTTGCAGTCCTTCTTTTATTTTGGATTGGAATAATCTATTTATTTTTTAAATTATTAGGAGGATAAGCGATGTCAGATATATTGAGACTGTTTGTAGGTCAATTGGAAAAAATGAAATCAGATGGTAGTTGGGTTTTAGGAGCTGTGACTGGAGGTATTTCTTTATCCGTACCAGGTTGGGTTACAGCTAAAGAAGTTGGTTTGGAGCATATTATATTGTTAGGAATTTTAATGGCTGTGTTCGTAATGGAGTGGATGATAGGTAGTCGCTTAGCGAAGAAATCAACTAATAAACTTAAAAGTAGCTCGGTTATGATTGACTCGGCTATTCGTGACTTTGTAATTGTCATCTGTTGCATAGTCGCTTTTGGGTTTGATTATCTATTGGGTACAGGTTCAGTCATTTTTACTATTTTTACGGTAGCGTTTATTTATCACAATTTCTACAGCTTGTTAGCAAACTTAGCTGTTTTAGGTTGGGATAAACATTTTCCAATGTGGTTATTAAAATGGTTGGGTGATGAAATCGAAGCGAAGAAAGATAAGTATTTTCCTGACTCAGAGAAAACGAACGTGATTGATCCATATAAAGTGGATAACGAATTTACTTTACCAACTGATTTTCCAGAGGAGGAACAAGACCATGAAAATTGAAAAACAAATTAGAAAGGGTACTCCGTTAGTTGGAGTACCACCTTATGGCCAAGTACACGCTCATTCAACAGGGAACCCAAAATCAACCGCACAGAATGAGGCTGACTATATGGGGCGCAAAAACATATATGATGGTTTCTTTACTCACGTCGTCGGAAACGGTCGTGTGATTCAAACAGCAGAGGTAGGGCGTGGCGCTTGGGACGTCGCTGGAGATTGGAATAAATGGGCTTATGCAGCAGTTGAATTGATTGAATCGCATAAAACGAAAGCTGAGTTTGAACGTGACTATCGACTTTACATTGAGCTATTGAGAGAGCTGGCAAAACAAGCTAAAATTCCTCAGAAGCTTGACGCTGGAAACATGGGTATCAATACGCATGATTACTGTAGAACGCATCAACCAAACAATAAAACGGATCATGTAGACCCTTATCCTTATCTTGCAAAATGGGGAATTAGTAGAGCACAGTTTAAAAAAGATGTAGAAAATGGATTGTCTGGCAGCTCAAACAGCAATGGCGGTGGATACACCTCAAGCACACCTGGCAAAAATACTAAGCCTCTGACAAATGGAAAAGTAGGGGACACTGTTAAAATATTTGATGCTCTGTACAAAGACTCAGACGGCAAAGGGCGCTCTACAAAAATGCGTGGGAAAACTGGAGTAATCAAGAAAATCGCCAACGGCAAAGGAAAAAAATACCTCGTTGAAACTTGGGGATGGGCGCATCCTAATGATTTGCAGCTAGTCAAAAGTGGTGCAACAGATACAGGGTACCAAGCTAAGAAAGTCGGTCAAACTGTGAAGGTGCAGTCTTGGGCTACTACGTATCAAACTGGCCAAAAGATAGCTAGTTTTATCAGAGGTAAGAGCTATAAGATTAAACAAGTAAAATCAGTTAATCAGTCTAAGAGCAAGCGTGCTTACTTGCTTGACGGGATTAATTCCTGGGTGTTGGAGCAAGACGTGAAGTAGATAGACATAAAGCCAATATCGAAAATGATATTGGCTTTGATTTATTTTCTAATTATTGATGCTATTATTTGATCATCGAGATACTCAAAAGTAAATACTAAATCTTTAGAAGTGAAAGATGTTTTTTCATGAGACTCTAAAGTATTATTGTATGCAGTGGCTATACCCTCATTCTTTAAATCATAGACACCTTGAAATGTGGCAAGAATAGAAGCCATTTCTTTATTTACGTCCTGCTTCATATTAAGCTCAAGACCAATTAAATTACCATCATAAACATTAATATTAGTAGTCACACCATTTTCTATAGATATAGTTGAAGCTCCTTCTTCCACAGATATAGGAAATCTAGTTTTTGCATCAGGATTGACATTTTCTATCACAGCGTTCATCATTTTTGAAAAATGAGAATAATCATCAATCGTTTTTTTAGCTGGAATCAACACTTCCATTGAATCAGTTTGATTTTTGAAAGAATAATTAATTTTAACGTTTTGGTCAATCCCTAGTGACGGAACACCGACTTGATAAATATCTTTGCGAATATCTCCTTTGTAAATATTTCCATCAGGTGTTCTAATTTCAATCGATTCAAGACCATCTGGGTCACCTATTACGTAATCATAAATACCACTGTCGGTATTCAGATTAGGATCCAGACTGTATGAAATTTCTGAGCTGGTATTGCTATTGTTTGGCTTTGAATTATCTTTCTCAGATGTAGAGCATCCAACTAATAGCAATGAACAAAACAT